CGCTCGCCTCGCAAGTCGGCAATGGACCTGTATAAAGCGGCAATCGTTAGCCTAAAGTCGCTGGTTCCGATCATAACCGCCACAGGTGAGTTTCCAAAGGTTTGGGATTATGAACACAGAGCGCGAGTGCAGATTCAGCGCAATGGGATCACCCGGTGCCGTCCTGCATTCAAAGAGGGTTGGCGTGTAGAAATCCCTCTGCTGGTTAATCTTCCAGAATATGTGGGAGCGCGTGACCTAAACGAAGTGATCGGAGCAGCAGGAAGGCTGATCGGAATCGGAGATTTTAGACCTTCATACGGGCGATTTTCTGTCGTCAAGTTTGAAGTTCAAAAAGATTAGCCATTGCGGTATAGTGGCTAATATATGGCGTGGCGTGGTCAGGCAAGGCTTGGTTTGGCACGGTTTGGTTAGGTCGGGCAAGGTTCGGCTTGGCGTGGCACGGCATGGTAAGGCGTGGTAGGGTGGCAGGCTTCGGCCTGCCATTCCTTTTTTCACTAGACACTTGACACGATTTGCTTTATGATGCGTTTAGTTGCGTCTGAGGACGTGGCATGTACCGGGAGGAAAGCGATGCGGTGTGTACCTTAGTTTAGAAACACCCGTTTCCAAGCAGATAGATGTAGTTAGATGGAGAGTTCCCGATTGGGAAGCCTCTGACTCTGAGAAAATCGCTTGGGTGGACTCACAGATAGAAGAAAGTGAAGGTTGGCTAAGTGGTCAACCTAGTTACAAAAATCTAAACGCTAACCTTCGTGTTTTTGATGGATTATTTAGAGATAAAACAAGATCGCAACTAATAACAAACGAACTTCGGTACTCGATCACAAAATTTACGACCACGATGGCTGAGGTCCGTGAGATCGCAGGCTTTAGCTCAGACGTAGAAGTGTATAAGAAGATGGCAGAGATGCTTACAAAGGTCTCGAAATGTGTTTACCTAGAATCAGACTTTCCACTTCAAATCCTAAAAGTTCTGCAATACGCCAGCGTCATGGGCGTTGGTTACCTGTGGTCGAAGGTTCGTGGTTCTGATTACAATTTTGGTCCACGAGAGCTTGTCTTTGACGCGCTAGGGCTATTAGACGTAATGCCTACGCAGGTTCCGTCAAAAACCAATGACGTACAGGACGCTTATTCAGTAACGGTTTACGATTACATGCCTATCGCAGAGGCGTGTGCAAGATTCCCGTTATTTGCAGGACAACTCCAGACGGTCGGACGATCAAATTACAAGTCTCTGATTCAGGCACAAAGACAGGACTTTGCGGCGACGTGGCGTTATGGGCAAGTTGGAGAGACGCAGAGCCAGAGCTTTGGAAATCTCTACACGGAGATCAGATACACATTCGTTAGGGACATACGGATCAATACAAGTGGCATGGAAATGAATATGGGTAATGAAGGAACCTCATGGTTTTACAAGGTTCCATTCTTGGGTCAGGAAATCTTCGGCGGGATGAGGAATGGTCAACCTTACATGCGCCCAGCCATGGTTGAGGATTGCAGGATTTATCCAAACCTGCGGCTCATCACTACTTCAAATGGACTCGACAGGGTGATGTACGACGGCACCTCGTTCGACTGGGACCCAAAGATTCCAATCATTCAGTACACGGTTGACGATGTAGCTTGGGAGCCTTCAGGAAGATCGTTAGTCGGGGATGTAGCGTCAATCCAGACAACGATTAGGAAGCATGAGCGCAAGGTCGATCAGACCATGACTGCACGAAAGAATCCGCCAATGGGCTACGATCTTGACACAAATGGCGGAGCCAAGATTGAACACTTCGATATTTTCGGGGAAGATGTTCGCCTTGGACTTGCAGGCGGTCAGGAACCAACAAAAGCATTCCAATCATTACTTCCCGAATCTGTTTTGGTAGACACCACAGACTTTACTTGGCTCAAATACCTATCTGAAAAACTTCTCGCGCAATTAGGATTAAACGACGTTGGAAACCTAGCGAACATGAAGTTGAACCTCGCCAACGACACAGCAGACAAAGAAGTTGGGGCTATCGGTCCTATCGCGAGAGGGATTGCGATGAGGATTGAGAAGGCGAACAAGAAGCTGGGCGAGAGGATGAAGTACCTTATTCCTCAATGGTTTGACGCTGCTAGGTTGATTGAGTACGTTGGTCAGGACGGCATGGCAAAGGAAATGTTTGACTACAATCCTGACGACATGGTGCCAAGCCATTTGCCTGACGAGTTTGTAAATGGAAATATGTATCCCACAACGCCTTCGATGTACGACAGGCTGACGAGGGCAAAGTATTTTGTCAGGAAACTGCGGTTGATTTCGGTTCCTAGCACGCTGTTAAAGATCACACAGATGCAGAGGCAGATGCTGTTGCTGCAACTCAAGAGAGGCGGTGCTCCTCTTCCTTGGAGTTTTGTCTTTGAAAACCTAGAAATCGACAATTGGGGAAAGACAGACGGAAACACACTAAAAGACAAATTCTTCAATGAACAGGTTGATTTACAGGTAATGGAAATTGTTGTCAAAGCCAAGGCAATGATGAAGTTGAAAGAAATGGGCATTGATCCTTCGGTTCTTGAAGGCGGTCAGGATAAAGGAAAAGGCGGCGGCGGAGGCGGAGGAAAAGCGCCGGGTGGACAGCACGCAGGAGGAAGGCCAAGTAGCGGACAAAGACCACCTAAGATTGCGGCTAAAGGTGGAGCAGGTGGTACACCACGTCAAGTAGTGAAAGAAAGTTGATAACTGTAAGATAACAAACAACATAAGGAGAGGGAATGGCAATCAAAGTCAAGACACAGAAATCGTATTACGTCACGGAATTTAATTTGGAATTACCTTCTCATGCCGGTGAACTCGACGACACATTGAAGGCAATCCAAACTACAGGGAAAAGCGTCACTCTTTACAATGATGGGAGTGTTCTCGGAATCAACGTAGAGCAGAAAGAAAAGATTCCATCTGAGGCGATTGACCAGAAAATTCGTGATCTTTTAGGCTTGGATACAAAATTCCTGTAAAAAGTACTTGACAAACCGAAGAAAAATGGTTACGGTTTAGAAGATTCATCGAGATACATGCGCCCCTCGCGCAGAAGTTTTAGAGGGAATACGCAATGGCTCATTAGGCGAAGTGGCCTGATGGGCCATTTCCTTTTGCAGTCAACCTTCAACCAAAAAAGGAGTATTCCCATGAAGCATCGCGTAGCTGGAAAGAAAGCACATGTCAAGAAGGCCGGTCGGAAGCGCGGTCACAAGCGCACATCGAAAAAGTCTGTAGTTAAGGCATAACGGTAGCCAACCCCTAACAGGAGAGATCAAGTGGCTACGAGTTCTATGCCAATGCCAGATCAAGGTGGAGCGCCCCCTTCGGGTGCTGGTGCTCCACCACCTCCCCCACCTCAAGGTGGACCACAGGGAGGTCAGCAAGGCCCCCCTTCGCAAGGCCCAGCAAACCAGATTCAGCAATTACTTGGGCAGTGGAGCAACGTGGCTCAGCAGATCAGCCAAGCGTATCCACAAATTGCGTCACAAATGAACAAGATCGTGCAAGCCATAGGAGAGGCACAGACGGCGATGGTTACGCCCTCTCAGCCCACTCCAACCTCGCAGCAACCACAAGTAGGTTAACGCAAAGAAAAATCCGGGAGAATAGTGAACATGACATTAGCCGAAGTTTTGAAGCAATCCGGTTGGACACAGGAGCAGATTGATGCTCTTGACGCGAAAGCCAGAACTGGCCTCACAGATTACGTTACGGGTATCGAGCAGACCGCCGCACAGAAAGAAAAAGCAGCACAGGATTTAGCGGTAAAAGCTGAAGCGGATAGGAAAGAGGCAGAGGCACAAGCCGAAGCTGCAAAAACCGCGAGAGCAGCAGCCGAAGCCGCCGAGAGAGGTTGGACGGATTTTCGTGATAATACCTACAATCCTGGTCTGGCTGCATGGGAAGAAGAGCGGAAGAAGTTAGCCAAGGCCGCAACAGACGCAGCAGCGGAAGCGGCGTGGTACAAGACACAGCATTCCTCACTGAAAGATTTGGGATTTGTACCAGCGGATGCTCCCGTATTTACTCCTGCACCACTCCCTGCCGTAGACCCAAACAAGACTCCCGGCACACCGACCTTCACAATCAATGAAGTACGCGACCAGCTAGGAAATTCTCTTGGAACCGTCGCAAATATTCAGTGGGAATACAGAAATCTGTATGGCAGGGAAATGCCGATCTCTCCCACAGAACTACTTCGTCAGGCCGAAGCCAACAAGTATAAGGACCCCGCGACCTACGCAAATTCGATTTTCAAGTTTTCGGAGAAGCGTGAGGAAATTCGTCAAGCCGAAGCAAAGGCTCATGACGATGCGATTGCAGCAGCAGCCGTCGCCGCTAAGGACGAATCGCACAAGTTGGAACTCAAGAAGATTACGGATGAGTTTTCAGCCAAGGAAAGATTGAGAGCGGAGCAGGCTGGAAGCAATCCAGACACAAAGCTGCCTCCGGGTTCATCGAAGTTCTCTGATTTGCGGAGAGCGCAGCAAGCGGGTGAGCGCAAGGACCCAACAAAGATGACTCCACAGGAGCGCAGACAGACTTCTCTGGACAACATTCACAAGGCTTTGGAAGAACGTCAAGCAGTAGTAGCGTAAGCAAGATTCAGAAAACAGCTTAAGTGCTGAAAGGAAACGAAAATGCCAATCACACCGACCGATCCGACCTACGGCGAAATTGACTCCACGAATTTGGAATCGGTAAGACGTGAAGTTGTGTGGAATAATTTCTTCGTCGGGACCCCTTTTCTTGAGGAGTTACGCAGAGCCGGTGTAGCTGACCCGTATCTTGGCGGAGCAGGTATGACGGAAGTCTTCCTGTACGGTCGTCCGCAGGGCGCAGGTGTCAACCCTGGACAAACGATTACCGTGACCCGTCAGCAGATCACAGACAAGCTGAAGTTCTACGAGAAGGGATATGCTTCTTGGTTCCCGATGGACGACTGGGAAATGGACGACGGCTCTGGCACGGGTGGTGTGATTAACTCTGGTCCATCGCGTATTTGCGACATCTACGCTATCTTTATGGAAGCGTTGGTTATGCAACTCAACACGATGCTGGAGATGGACTCGTTCCGTCACGGACAGCAAGCGTCTGCAACGGTATCGGACAACCGTTACAAGGTATCGAACGGTTTGGACGAAGCGTTGAATAACGGCATTGACACCTCGCTGTACGGCAACCGCTA